TGAGACAAGGTGAAGGACCTGCTGCAGCAGCAATAGCACCTGTAGTACAGTCTACTATAGCTACGGCGACAGCAGGATCGAAGCCATCAATAACAGCAGGTGTAAAGACGCCTACTTTAATAGCAGGTAGTTCTAATATCCATACTAGTCCTCAAGGAGTTGTCGACGAAGAGTTGAAAATAAGGAAACGTAAATTAGGCGCTGGTAAATCAAAAGCTTAGGAGTAGACTATGATTGAAGATGCTACAAGAGGATTAACTCCTGGATCTGAGTCAAGTATAGCTGACTATATCATCAGGCGTTACGATAAAATGAGAGGGAACCGTTCTACATGGGAAGCTCACTGGCAAGAAGTAGCTGAATTAGTGCTCCCACGCAGAGCTGATTTCCAGACTAAACTAACTCGAGGTCTTAAAAGAACAGAGAAGATATATGATGGTACGGCGCCATGGGCTGCAGAACAACTAGCAGCAGGACTTCAATCATTTCTTACCTCTCCAGAGCAGCCTTGGTTTGCATTGACTCTTAAGAATAAAGCAATGTTGAATAACAAAGGCGTTAGAGACTGGTTGCTAGAAACTCAGCGTGCTATGTATGACATATTCAATTCTCCTGAGATGAATTTCCATCCTCAAGCTCACGAACTCTATTTAGATATAGCTGCTTTTGGAACATCTGTCATGTATATAGATGAAGAAGTAGGAAAAGGTATTAGATTCAGTACTCTCCATCAGGCTGATTGTTTCATTATGGAAGATCATCAAGGCAAGATAGATACTTTAGACAGACGTATAAAAATGTCATATAGACAGATAATACAACGCTGGGGTGTTAAATCTTTGAATGCTAAGATGACAAGAGATGCAGAACAGGATCAAGATAAAGATGTAGATTTAATCCATTGCGTCATGCCTCGTTCAGATTATACTGGAAAAACTAAGAAGAAAGACCAGAAAAGCAAATCATGGGGTTCTTATTATGTACATGTAGATACACGCCACATAGTTAACGAAAGTGGATATGACGAATTTCCATTCTTAGTTCCAAGATGGTCTAAACTTGTCGGAGAAACTTATGGACGTTCTCCCGCTATGACAGTACTTCCTGACGTTAAAATGCTTAATGAGATGAGCAAGACAGTTATTAAAGCTGCTCAAAAAGCTGTTGATCCACCGTTAATGGTACCAGATGATGGCTTTATGAATCCAGTCAGAACTGTTCCTGGAGGTCTTAATTACTATAGATCTGGAACTCAAGATCGTATAGAACCTTTAAAGAATCATCAGAATTTTAATATTGGCTTAGACATGATGCAACAAAGAAGAGAGCATATAACAAAAGCTTTCTATGTAGATATGTTATTGACACCGACTCAAGATAAAACTCATATGGAACAAACTGCTACAGAAATTCTACAAAGACGTGAAGAGAAAATGAGATTGATGAGCCCTATGATGGGCCGTATGCAAGCTGAATTCCTTGGGCCTTTGATAAAACGAGTATATGCACTATTAGAGAGGTCAAATAGACTTCCCGTATTGCCTTTAATGGGAGACATAGGTGCCCTAGAAATTGAATACGTATCCCCAATTGCTCGCGCACAAAAAGCTATAGAGTCAGAAAGTCTAATAAGAACTTTAGAAATTATGTCTCCATTTATAGAAGCTGATCCTTCGTTGATGTCTAACATCGATGGAGACAAAGCATTCAGATGGGTTGCTAAACTATTTGCTATTCCTTCTAATATAATGAAAGATGAGCAAACAGTAGAACAAGAAAGAATGGCGCAACAGCAGCAAGTGCAAGCACAACAAATGATAGAAAGTGCACAAGGAGCTGCAGATGCATATCAGAAATTTGGAAAAGGCGAATCTGATTTCGCTCAAGGAGCTCTAGGTGGTCAAGACCAAGCCTTACCAATATAGCCAAAAAGAAAAAACAGCTGATTATGGATTTACTTTCAATACTGACCAAGGGAAAAGAGTTCTTAAGGACTTATATGAGCAGTGTCATATGGCTCATCCTACATATGTCAAGAACGATTCCCATGAGTCAGCCTATAGAGAGGGAGAAAGAAACGTATTTTTGAGAATTTTATTTATACTTAAATTGAAGCCCGTTGACATGGATAAATTTATAGAGGAAAAAGACTATGAGTGAAGAAGAAGTTTTAGATGCGTCAACAGAACCTAATTTTTTGGATAGCATTCCAGAAGATTTAAGGACTGAATCATCTTTTGCAGATATTAATAATGTGCAAGATTTAGCTAGATCTTATCATAGTGCCCAGAAAATGGTGGGCGCTGATAAAGTAGCTATTCCTGGACCTAATGCTGAGGATTCAGATTGGGGAGTTGTCTATGATAGACTTGGTCGTCCAGAAGATTCTAAGTCATATGAGTTTACTTTTGGCGAAGAACAGGGTAGTATAGCTAGTGATGATGCAGTTATAGAACAATTTAAAGAAACAGCTTACGGCATTGGTTTATCAAAAAAACAAGCCGAAGGAATATTTAATTGGTATAATGGTCTAGCTGTGGAGTCTTCTCAACAGATCGAAACTGGTCTTACAGACAGAAGACGTGATGCTGAAGAAGCTCTACAAAAAGAATTTGGAAGAGATTCTTGTGTAACTTATTATGGAGCTCAACGCATTGCACGTGAATTCGGAGGTGATGAAGGAGTACAGTTACTTGAAGAAACAGGATTAGGAAATGATCCTACAGTAATTAAGATGTTTGCTAAGATAGGAATGGCGATGTCTGAAGACAATATAGCTGTAGGAACTGGTAATAGTTCCTTCTTGATGACTCCTAATGAAGCGCAACGTGAAATAGCTTCATTGCAAAGAGACAACGAATTCATGAAAGCATATGGCGACGCTTCTGCTCCGACACATCCAGAAGCAGTTACTAGAATGCAGAAATTATTTGAATATGCCCATCCTGATTTGGTAGATGCTTAAGGATGATGCGGGCAGCCTTGGCTAGGGTCCGTAAGACGATAGGATAGACTATCACTGAGCAAGTGTGAATGTAGAGACGGGTCCGTAAGACGGGGAGCTCACTCGAGGGATTTTGTTTAACTATAGAGGAGACAATTATGTCAAATCAAATTACTACTGCATTTGTGCAGCAGTATAGTGCTAATGTAATGCACCTCTTGCAGCAAAAAGGTTCCCGTCTTCGTGGGTCGGTAGGAAGTATGTCTGTTAAAGGTAAGAACGCTTACTTTGATCAGATTGGTGCTACTACAGCTCAAAAAGTGACCAGCAGACATGCTGATTCACCTTTGATCCATACTCCACACGACAGAAGGCGTGTATCTCTAGTTGATTATGATTGGGGCGATCTTGTCGATGATTTTGATAAGATAAGAACATTGATTGATCCAACTAGTGCATACGCTTTGAATGCTGCTTGGGCAATGGGCCGCGCCATCGATGACGAGATCATCGCTGCCGCTTTCGGAACTGCTTACACGGGGGAGACTGGTTCTACTTCTGTAACATTTCCATCATCACAACAAATCGCTGTGAACTATGTTGAATCAGGTTCTCCAGCAAACTCAGGACTAACTATTGGCAAGCTTCGTAATGCCAAAGAAATTCTTGATGCTGCCGAAGTTGATCCATCAGAAGAACGTTATATAGCTTGTTCTGCTAAGCAAATCCATGAT